CATTAAAACTCCTATCTGGTATAACACAATCTATATAATCTAATACAACAACATCAATATTATTACCTTCTGATGTAATTTTTCTAATTTGATTTTTAATTTGAGTCATTGTATTTTCATCTGATGGTAATTTTTTTAAAATCATTTTACCACCATTTTTCTTCATTTCATCAGCTTTATTTAATACTTCTTCTTTATTACTAGAAAGTTTATCAGGAGATATTCCCGTCCAACATGTGAAATGTTTTCTTTGTATAATTTTAGGGTTATCTTCAAAAAATATCTGTAAGACATTATAACCCATATTAAAAGCTGTATTTGCAAACCTAGTTAACATTGTGGTCTTACCTACACCTGTAGGTGCTAGTATCACACCAATCTCTCCTTTTGCTAGCCCACCATTTAATAAATTGTCGATTCCATCAAGTCCTGTGGGAACTGGGTGTCTAAAATCATCTTTTAATACTTCTTCTAAATTGTGAAAAACTTCAAAATTACCAGTGTCACCATCACCTATTTGAATGGCCTCTCTAATATATTCTTCACATTTATCATAACTTTCAAATTCCCCTTTTTCCATAATGTTCTCAACTTTACGAATAGCTTTTTTTAATTCTTGTTGTTTACAAAATTTAATAGATTTTTCTTTTATAAAAAGGTGGTCTTTAAAAGATGCATCTTTAACTTCTCTTAATATATCAAAAATATATTTTCTTGCCATTTCTGAACTTATTTCTAAAGTTGTAAGTTGTTCTAAACCTTCAAAAGTTGGTGTGCTTTGATATTTTTCGTAATACTCTTTTATTAATTGCATAATTAATTTAAAGTATTGATTGTCAAAATACTTTGCTTGTATGACATCGATTATTGATTGAGAAAAAGATTTATCAGTTATGATTAAATTCATTAATTTTAACTGAAAATTATACCCTAAGTACCCAAAATTTGTAGTTTCATTCATCCTTTTTTCTTTATAAATAAATACATGATTTATGTTGTTAAAGTACTTTATCTAGGTACTTATCTGTTATTTTTTTCTGTGACAAAACGTCAGATAGACCATTTAAAAAATAAGAAATTTGTGGTCTTACATCTACCGAATATCTAACTCTTGGGGGATAGAGATTGGCAGGGAAGATTCTTGTCATTAATTTAGTATCTCCTTTATTAATGGTTATCGTAAAATTTTCTTTTTCTTCAGGAAATTTTGACACATCATCAGTAAAAAATTCTGTAATAATATCAGTAGTTTTTTCTTTTAATGTATCTTCTATGATATGATAAATCTCTTTTACAAACCAGTAAAAATCCATAGATTTTACGGCTTTTGGATTAAAATTTTTAACATTGAAGTATCTTTGACAAATAATGTTATTATCAATCTTAAGTAGAAATTCAAATTTTTGTTGGTCTTTATTTTCTTTTTTCATGAGTTTTTAAATTTATTTTTTTCTATACGTGTTAATACTATAAATGGTGTAACGAATTTTAAAAATGCATCATCAGATTTTCCTAGCAATTTAAATAATCCATCTTCCATCATCATTCTTAATAAATTTTTGTAAGACCTATCTTCAGGGTCTATAGTTTCTTTTATTATGTCCAAAATTTCATTTTGTGAATTTTCATCCAATAAAGTTTCACTTAAATCTATTAAATTTTTATTTCTTTCAAAGAAAGAGTCACCTAACTCTCCTTCTATGGTAATTCCTTTTACCAAATTTTTCACCCTAAAATTAGGTGTGGTTTTATTATAATTTTCTTTTAGTGTTTTTAAAAAGTTTTCTAATGTAATAACTTCCTTCTGAACTTCTGGAAAATTATTTATTACTGTTTTAACCCCAACACCTTTGATTCCTTTAATACCATCAGACGAATCACCACATATAATCTTTAAAAGCTTAATGTTTTCTATTGGTATTAAAAAGCCCTCATATTTAATTTTTTCACCTTTAACTATTAATTTATCTCTGTTAAATAATTTTACACTTACTTTATCAGATACTAATTGTAATAAATCTCTATCATTAGTTAAAATTGTTATATTTTCTTTTTTTACATTATGACAATAAAATGCGATAGCATCGTCTGCTTCATAGTTATTAAATGAAGTTTGTCTTATAAAAATTTCTTCTAAATATTGCTGGAGTCTTTGTTTTTGACTATAGAACGAGTTTTGGTGTTCTTTATCTCTAAAATTAGATTTTCTTCTAATTTTATAATTTTCATATATTTTTCTACGTGACGTGTAGTTTTTTTCTCCATCCCAAAATACAACCACTTTTTCATAGTGATTGTGGTCTATTTCTATTCTTATTTTATTTAAAAAATGAAATACACCACCTATATGATTATCTTCGTAGGATAAATTTTTAAGTCCGTGAAATCCTAATTTAAGTAAGGCGTTACCATCAACTATTAATGTATTGGTCACTTGTATTTATTTTATGGTTCAACACTATTCTACTATCTCTAACAACTCTACTTCAAACTTTAAATCTTTACCGGCTAAAGGATGATTCATATCTAAAGTAATTTCTTTTTCATCTACGCCTACAATTTTTGCTAAAGCAGGTTTACCACTTTTAGTTTTTCCTTGTATAACTTCATCAATAATCAATTTAAAGTCTGGTGGGAACTGGTCTCTACCAACTTTAATCCTAGCCTCTTTGTTTACTGGTCCATAAGCTAATTGTGACGCGATTTCTATTGTTTTTGTTTCACCAATTTCCATACCTGTAACCCCCTGTTCAAATCCTGGTATCATTGAACCTTCTCCGATTACAAATTCTAAAGCTTTTTCTCTTTTTCTTGAATTGTCAAATTCACTACCATCAGTTAATGTACCTATATAATGAACTTTTACTTTGTTTCCTGTTTTTACTTTACTCATTGTCTTTTTCTATTTTTAAGTCGAATTCACCACCTACGCCTAATTGTTCAGACCAAAAAGCGGCATATTCTTGTTTATATTTTTCTATTGATTTTTTTTCTTCAGTTGTTTCTCGTCCAGCTAAAAATCCATGAGGGGCTATCAATATCTTACCATCCTCATACCCTAAACCATTAACATGGTTTTTCATGATTGTAATTTTAGTACGGGTTGCAAATTTAACTTTTCTTTTTTCTTTAACAGCTGAAATATTTGTTGTTCCAGCATTTTTTTGATTACCAAATCTAAAAACTAAGGTAGAATTTAACCATAAAGCTTCACCTCCTTTAGCTTTAATTTTTGGTTGACCAAAAGGATTGTCTGGTAATTCAACCCAAGGTTGATTAACCACTACTAGGGTGTTTGTGTACTTTGAACCTTCTCTTCGTGATTTACCAATTCTTTGATTAATCCCCATACCTATCTTATCAGCTAAAACAGCTGCGTTATGCATTTTACCACCTTTACCATCGAAAGTCATTTTACAAGGGATAGACCCTACAGAATCCCACAAGAAAAGTAAATCATAATCTATTTCACCTTTATCCTGTGCATCCATTAAAGTATTAATATAGTCGGTAATTTCTTCTATGTATTCAAAGTTATTATTGAATAGGAAGAATCCATCCCAGTCTATTTCTCCTGTATCCTCATCTACAACTTCTTCACATTCAAACCCTAACATTCTTGCATGTTTAAAGTCCCATTTTTGTTCAGTTATAATAAGTACTGGTAAAATTTTCTTTTGTTGAGCTGCTACTGCTGTTTTTACTAATGCAGTTGTTTTACCTGTATCTGAGTGACCTAAAAACATTTGTAAATGTCCCATCGCTGGTCCAGGTATCCCTGTAGCATCTAAAAAGGCTTCACCCAAATCAAAAAATCTATCTGGTTTAAACTTAGCCTTTTTAGAGTACTTAGATTTTATATCTGCAAAACTTCTTTTTTTTAGTCCCATATCTTTTTATTTAAAATGGTAAATCTTCGTCTTGTTTGTCGTTTGCTTGTGGGTCTACAAAAGTAGAATTAGAACCACCTACGGTAGTTGTACTTTCTGTTTTGTTACTAGGGTCGTTATATGTGTATTTTTTTAACTCATTATCCCATATAGGTTCAACTCCTTTAGCAATAGCTTCTAAATATTCTACTGGTTTTTGTGAGTAAACATCTTTCCAAGTAGAGTCATTAGATAACCATTCTTTAGATTGTGTTTCATTTTCACTTAATTTACCTGGGTCTTCATACATTACAGATGATATTGTTGTGTATTCACCTCTACCACCTGGTAATGGTACCGCTTGTAAAATAAGAATTAAATCTCTACCCTCTTCAGGGTTAGTAATATCCCCTTTATTTTTCCAAATAGGAATAATTTTATCTATAGGACCGTCTCCTTTCCAATTATGTTTAAATCTCCAAAATTTAACACCATCTTCTTCCGCGTCTCTATCAATTACTTTTACAATGTAAAATTTTTGTGAACGATATTGTCTAGCTAATTCTTTAGATTGTTCATCACCTGCTAATCTTAAAGCTTCTTCTACTTCATTTAAAGGACTTCTTTCCCCGGTTGGTTTACCTGTAGAATCTTTTCCTGGGTCGTAGATTTTCATCCATTTTCCTTGTACTTGGGTATTGTGGAAATATACTTCCTGAAATGGTGAACTACCATCTTTAGTTGGTAAAATTCTAATTCTTCTTTCTCCTGATTTAACCCCTTTAGGTAAAGCTAAGGAAAGATATTGTTTTAATCTCTCTTCTTGTGACATTCTTGGTGTTGAAGAAGACTGCTTGTTTTTTTCGTACTGTGCTAATACTGCATCTAAACTTGACATCATAATAATATATTTTTTTTAATTTTAAATTGTTTTTATCCTCTATAAAAATAACAAAAAGATTCGGGTAGTCAATTATTTTAAATTAATTTTTAATGAAAAAAAAAAGCCCTAATGGGCTTTTAAAATATTTTTATAGAACGTTTCTATTCAACATTAAAACTTTGTTTAATGTCTGATTGATTATAGTTTTCTATATCTTTCCCGGTTAAAATATATTCATCTTTTCCCGACTTTTCAAATCTATCTTCATTATCTTGATAAAAATCTACAAGACTTTGACTAAATGGGCCTGAATCATATTTTCTAGCTTCTAACTTTTCCTCTTGTGTTTTAGGTCTAATTTTTTCTATTTTTTGTTCTAGTTTTTCAATTTGGTTTACCATAGTGTCCATACTACCTAATTGAGATTCTAAATCTTCTAATTTATTTAGTAATGAATTTAGTTGTTCAGTATTTTTAGAAAGAATGTCTTTATCTGTTTTTATATCTTTTTTGATTTCTTCTTGTCCAGTTACTAAATCTGTCACATCTATTTCTGTACCATCGGTAGTATCTGTAGTATCTAATTCAGTTTCTGTATCTACAACTTCTTCCTCACCACCTTCTTCTTCAGCTTCTAAATCTTCTTCACCAGTTTCTTCTTCTCCCCCAGGTAATTCTTCTGCAGCAGCTTCTGGGTCAGCTGGAATGTCCAACTCTTCCTCTTCTTCTTGTTCTCCTAATTCTTGTTGTCTCTTAATGAATTGACTAATTCTTGGTGATGGCCCTTGAACATCTACAAATCCTGAACCACCATTAACGGAACCCAAAACTTGTTCATTTAAATTATTAGCATTATTACCAATTTGTTTAAATCTTTCTAATTCTTCTTTTAATTTTTGTTCTATACTAGCCATTAAGCAATTGTTTTACATCCCCATTAGGTGATTCTACATTTATTTTTCTATTAACAGCATGTTGGTTTTCTACTCTTTCTATTAAACCATCTCTAGTTCTTACAGTATAACAAATACCAGTATCTAAATCACATACTTCGTTAGATTCTGCATTAGAATTAACTTGTTTTAAGTTTGTATTTTTGCCTAAAAAATTGTCTAGTTTGTTTTTTATATCATTTCTAACCATAACGCGTTTTTTTTAATAAATATCTTTATAATATAAAACCACCTATGAATACTATTCTTCTTGTATTAAATTTAATGGATTTATTATTTCTTTTACTATTTGTTTATCTTTATTTACCACTAATCTATTTACCTCATAATGTAAATGAGGTGCTGTAGAACTACCAGTATTACCTAATATACCTAAAACTGCTCCTATTTGAACCACATCATTTTCATTCCATTGTGATGATATTTCTTTAAGATTAGCGTATATAGTTTGGTATTGATGTACTGTTCCTTCGGTTAAATAGTTACTATCACCTAAGTTAACTGTTTGTCTTGCTATCACTATATGGTTACCATATCCGTCACCACAAGAAGTGTTACCAACAACACAACCT